CCATAATCGGTTCTGGAAGTTCGTGACCGAGCGGCACGGGATCTGGCATCGTCGCTTCGTGGAGCGTCAGCCGCCGCCGTGGACCTCGGATCCGATCCTGCGGGAGTTCAAGTTCTGCAACGTGTACCGGGAGTTGGACCGAGAGACGCAGTGGATGCTGACGCATCTCGCGACGATCCCCGACCTGGATCAACGCTGGTTCGCGTTGCTGGTGTTCCGCCTGTTCAACCGCGGCGAGACGTTCGAGAGACTGGGGATCCCAGACCCGCGCCCCGGCTGGCTGGGTCGGTTGCGCCTGGGCCTTCGCGCCATGAAGAAGGCTGGACGCAATCCCTTCACCAATGCCTACATCGTCCACTCAGGCGGTCCCGGGGCCGTCCGGACTGAGACGTACATCAAGGCGGTGCGCTGGGTGGCCCGCAACTATCGGAAGATGACGGGCGACTTCCAGTGGTCCACGGCGGCGTCGCAACATGATGAATTGCAGCGGATCCCGACCGTGGGCTCGTTCCTGGCATTTCAGATCTGGCAGGATCTGGCCTACCTGGATCTCGTGAACCCGGACCCGGCGTTCGTGGTGGCGGGGCCGGGAGCGCGGCTCGGCTTGCGCCTGCTCTATCCCAACTGGAAGCTGAAGGATCTGGATCCGGCGGAGCTCGTGCGGACGTTGACCACGGAGCAGAGTACGATGTTGCCGGCCGACTTTCCCCGCTACCCGTCGCGCTGGGGCCGCCACGGCTATATCGCGGCGCAAGACATCCAGAACTGCCTGTGCGAGTATGGCAAGTACTGGAAGATGAAGATTGGTGAGGGCAAGCAGCGCATGCAATTCACCCCCGCAGAGGTTCCGCTCACCTATGGAGGACTGCCGTGATCCAGTTCCGTCGAGAGGATCAGCCGGAGAAGGGGTTCGCCCTGCCTACTGAGCTGGTCTTGTTTGCGATGATGACCGTGATGTCGCATCCGGAGCGCGAACGTCTGTATCAGGAATGCGAACGGCTGGCCCACGTCAGCGTGGTGCCGACGGTCAAACTGTGAAGGTCCTCGCGCTCGACCCCGGCACGACCTGCGGATGGGCGACGTATGATACCGAGACCCGGGAGACCGCGTGTGGCTCGTGGGACCTGGGGATAGGCGGGGATGAATCCGCCGACATTCGATTGTTGAAGCTGACGGCGGCACTCCACAGCTGCGGGGACGTCGGGCTCATCGTCTACGAGGCGAACAAGGACTCGCGCTTTGCCCGTTCGGTGCGCATCTACGGGCAGCTGGAAGGCGCCATTATGCTGTGGGCGCGGCAGCATTTGCCGCCGGTGCCCTACTCGGGCGTGAACCCGGCGCAGGTGCAGAAGTGGCTGCTGGGCAAGAAGTATCGGAAGCAGCTGAAACACTGGCAGGCGACCGAGAAGGCGAAGGGGCACAAGAAGCCGAAGCTGAAGGATCTCAAGATGCACGCGGCGTACACGCACCTGGGCTTCCGCCAGGTCGATGACCACGACGCCATGGATGCCTTCGTGGTGCTGTGCTTCTTCGTGGCCGAGCTGCTCCCCACCATCCACCAGGAGGCGTCGGACCCCGTATGAACATCTGGCAGCACGTGAACTTCAACCGGCTGTATCGGCCCATTCTGGAGACGGTGCTCCGGGAGGGCACCCCGGCGTCGCCTCGAGGGCAGGACACGCATGAGGTGCTCGGCGCGGTCATCGAGCTGTCCGAGCCCCGTGAGCGCGTGTGCACCGTGCCCGGGCGGCGGCCTAATCCGTTCTTCCAATGGGCGGAGACGGTCTGGATCCTGCACGGGTCACGGGACGCGGATTGGATTCGCTACTTCAACGATCAGATGGGGTCGTACCTCGACCCAGACGGCACCGCCTGGGGTGCCTACGGCCATCGCATGCGCTACGCCGCCGGGCGGGACCAACTTGCGGCTGCGTCCAACACACTGGCGCACGACATGCAGTCGCGCCGGGCAGTCATCAGCCTGTGGCATCCCTTCATGGATACGGAGCCAGGCCACGCCGACTACCCATGCCTCGCAGGAGATACGATACTTTGGTCGCCAGAGGGGGATCGGCCGATCGAGGAGGTCGCGTCTCTGTTCAAGACTGGACAGATCACGCGGTGGCCGGTGTATGCTGTGGATGAGACCAACGCGAAACTCTGCATCGCGTGGGCGACCAAGGTCTGGCAACAGACGGAACTTCGTCGGACCGTAAAGGTCACGTTTGATGATGGGTCCGCTATTCGAGTTACTCCCGACCATGTGCTGTATCGGAAGCCTCGTCGTGGATGGCAGAACCAGACGGCGCGCTGGCGCGACTGCCGCCCGTTAGCGTGTCCGGCGATCGACTTGAAGCCAGGTGACCGGGTGGTGGCGGTGTCCCGGTTGAAGGGGCCGAAGGGCCACGAGTTTATCAAGCGTGTGGTGAATAAGAACACAGCATTCACGAACCAGCAAGCGACTCATCGCAGCTACAGCGAGCTGCTCAACGGACCTGTGCCGAAGGGATGGGACGTTCATCACGACAATGATGTGAAGCTGGACAATCGAGCAGAGAATCTTGTTCGGATGCCCCACGGCGACCACGCGGCCTTAAAGATGTTCGGAGACAAGAATCCTCATCGGAGAATGACTGTCAAAGAGAAAGCGAAGCGAGGCAAGAAGCATTCCAAGGCGCTTCGCACGTACTGGCGTGATGTGAGAGCAGGCTACCGCGATCGGGAGAATCACGTAGTCGTCTCGGTCGAGGCATGTGGGCCAGAGGTGGTGTATGATTTCGCTGTGCCCGGGTTTCATACGGCCATCGTCGGCACCGGCGTGCTGGCACACAACTGCAACACCGAGGTGCTGTTCAAGGCCCGGGAGGGCCACCTGCACGCCACCGTGATCAATCGCTCGAACGACCTGCATCTCGGGCTGGCGTTCACCAATATCACGCAGTTCACCACACTGATGGAGGTGCTGGCCGCCGACCTTGGGCTGCACCTGGGGCTGTATCGGCACTACAGCGATAGCTTGCATGTCTACGATGCCAGTCCGATCACCGCGCAACTGACCGACCATCCGTTGGGATTCTTCGACGTGTACGAGCATGTCCCGCCCACGCCGCTTGCCAAGCTGATGTCGCTGGAGCAGACCTATCGGGATATCGGCACTCTCTACTGGCTCGTCGAGGGGATGCAGACCCAGGGTGCCCGGACGGCCGCGGTGCATCTGGTCGAACGCCTGGTCTCGCCGTACTGGCGGGCGTGCGGCTGGGCGCTGGTGGCCTGGGGGCTGCTCCAGCACGACCGTGAGGGCGCCGCCACGGGGGAGACCATGCAGACGCTGGGTCGGATGTTGCCCCACTGCCAGGACTGGTACGTGGCCTGCGTCGACTTCGCGCTGCGCCGCTGGGAGCGCACGGCGCCGACGGTGGTGCGGGATCGCACGCTCCAGGCGGCGCGGGGCCTGGAACGCTATGAATTGCCCAAGGCCTCGATTGAGGCGATCTGCCGCTACTGGGAGACCCACTAATGGCTGAGCTGCCCGAACCGACCACGGCCGAAATCTTCGACGATACGCTGTTGCTGGTGCGCGAGTTTTGGGAGGTGCGCAACCGCGAGTACGCCGGGTCCTGGTGTCGCCATGGCCTGATGGGGGCGATCCTGAACTTGTTTCGGAAGACCGATCGTCTCAGCGTCTGGCTCCAGCGCGGGGCACCGGCCCCACCGCCGGTCGACACGATCTTCGATGCCGCCGCCTATGCCTGTGCCATCCTGGCTTATGTCGTCAAGAACCATCCGCTCGCCTTTGAAACCTGGCTGACGGAGCAGGGGCGGCAGTCTCCCGCCTTCCTCGCGGCCATCCAGGCGCACGCGGCGCGTCCGATGGAAACCCCGGCCCGGTGGGCCAGCGCCCGCGTGGCGAAGGCGCTGGGAGGTCCCCAGGGGGCCTGCGGGCCTGCGTGTTCGCACCCTCGGACCATGGTCTGGAACGACCGTGCCCATACGACGTGCTGCCCCGTGGCTACAGACAATGCCTGCGTGTGCGGGGCGGGAGTCGATTGATGAAGATCTGGTACGCCACGCCTGCCGGGTTCACCCTGTATCCCCGCACCAAGAGTTCCTCGGGCGGAGTCACCAATCGCCTGGGCCTCGTGGGCGGCCTGCGCGCCCTGGGCCACCAGGTGGGGCTGGCGTCCTACATCACGCGCCAGACCCGGGACTGGGCGACACAGCAAGGCGTCGAGTGGGACGAGGCGGGCCAGGCCCCGGCCTGGACGCCGGACGCCCTGGTCATTGAAGGATTTGCTTCCTCGTTCCCGCCCTCCTGGCTGTTCGGCGGGAGCGGGCGCCTGGGCGCCAACCTGCTCACGTTCTACCGGATGCTGGAAGTCTTCGAAGGACTCGTAGTCTACATCCTCAAGGACCAGGACTACGGCCCCATTCTGGACGCGGCGAAGATCTCCAAGCTGGTGCAGGCGCCCGTGAGCCAGAAGCGACTGTGGGCCAACAAGCGATGGATCATTGCATCTCCCGGCCTGCACCTTGACGCGGTGCGTCAGCATTGCATCGAGGAAGGTCCCGGCGGGATGATGAGGGTGCCTTACACGCTGGCCTACCTGGACCTCTCGGACACCGTGGACTTCGGGCAGTGGTTCGCGCCCACCGCCACCCCGGCCTGTGGCCTCGCGTCGCTGGCCCTCTACGGCAAGGAGGACACGTCGCGGTGGCGACAGATCCACACGCTGCTCCACGCCGCGCGCACGCACGGAGGGCTGGAGGCCTGGGCCTGGCGCATGTATGGCCCGTGGCCCAAGCGGGACCTGGGGCCGATCGAGCTGCATTACCGGGTCGAGCAGGTGAACATGATTCCCACCTTGAGTCAGCATGCCGTGGTGCTCAGTCTGTATCGCGACCTTCAGCACGAGCTGGGCTGGCATTCGATCCGCGACTACGAGGGGATCCAGGCGGGCGCGGCGGTCCTGGTCGCCGACAGTTCCCCGCTAGCCCACCGGCCCGACTTTCCCCCTGCGGGGGTCTACAGTTCTCCTGAGCACTTCGCACAGCTACTGGATGAACTCCAGGACCCAGGCACCCGTCTCGAAGTCGCCGACGAGCAGCAGGCCTGGCTGACCGCCCGTCGTCGGGAGCACGGCACGGCGCTGGACCTAACGACGCTGATCGAAGGGGCGATATGAAAATTCTGCAGCTTCTGGGGCCACTCGGAGCCGGGAAGACCACGCTGATGAAAGGAATCCTGGCCGACCATCCTACCTCGGCGATGGTCTACGCGCCGGCGGTGGTGTCGTTGACCGCAGGGCTGCGCGTCACCCACTGCCCCGCCCACCGACTGGTCATGGTGGGCGACTACGTGCAAGCGCACCCCGTGATGCCGGGACTGACGGATGGTCATGAGACCTCGGGTAGCAAACGGACCCAGGCCGCGATCGACCGTGCCCTGACCACGGCGCGGGAGGCGGCCGAGCAGTGGAACTGTGATCTGGCGTGGGAGTCGATCCCCATTCTGCATCCTCGCTACCATGAACAGGTCTATCCATCGCTGAAGCTGGTGCCGGTCTACGTGGTGCTCCCGGACGTGGGGCTCGCGGTGCTGCATGAGCGCATTCACATGCGCCGGGCGGGCGGTGGGAAGCGGAACTCCGTGTTCGTGGACGCGGTGCATCGCAAGGTGCGTGATCATGTGGCATGGCTGGAGAAGCACGGCGCGAGGGTGCTTCGGCTGACCCCTGGTCCCGTTGAAGCGCATGTGTCGCAAACTCTTCTGTTCTTCACTGGAAAGGAGCGCGATGAACTATAGCGAGTTCCCGAAGGTTGTGATCTTCGATTTTGATGGCACCGTGGCCGACACGATGCCGTCGTTGGCGGCGCTGGCCATGGCGACGCTTGCCAGTGTGCGGTTGTCCGCTGTGCGCGACAGTGTCACGCATGACGTGGGGCTCCAGGCGTTGTCCGACTGGTACTGGGAGACCAGCGGGCTGCCCTTCAGCGAGCAGCTGGAGACCGTGCCGCTGCATCTGGCCACCAGCATGAAGGACCGGCTGGCGTTCGTGTTCGAAGCCATCAAGGCTCGTCTGATGTCGGAAGGGAAATTCGACTGCACTCCCGGTTTCCGTGCCTTCTTCACCGAGGTGACCTACCACGCCCGTACGGCGGTGGTGAGCAGCTCGTCGAAGACGTATCTCCAGACGTTCATCGATCGCCACTGGCCCATGTCCGTCTCGGTTTTCGACTGGGTGGGAGGCATCGAATCCGGGGCCAAGGCGGACCAGATCGCCAAGGCGGTCGCGCGCTTCTGTCACGCCCCGGAAGATGCCCTGTTCATCGGCGATTCGCTCAACGACTACCGGATGGCCGTCCGACTTGGTGTGCGCTTCCGCGGCTACGCTCCGGCCGATCGACCGTCGCCGTTCCCGCCGGACGTATCGGTCATCACCGCCTGGTCGGCGCGGCTGATCGATGCCTTCGTCTAAGTTCGGCGAGTTCTCGCTGGACCAACACTGGGCCTACTTCCGGGAGTTTTGTCGTCTGGAACTGGCCTCCGGTGGTCCCGACCCGCATCTCAAGCTGTGCGCTTACGCGATGCGTCAAGAACCGGATCCGTTGGAGCGCGCGTGGATGGCACTGTGCTACGTCGCCCCGTACGAGGTAAGCACCGGGGCGGTACTGTGGTCCACCTGGCCCCTGCGACGCCGGGTGGAGGCGCCGGGGCTCGGCCCGTGGCTCCAGGAGCACTGGCGCGGCCTCCAGATCCGGCGGGAGCGTCGGGCAGCCAGGACCCCGACCAAGATGCTGGCGTCGCTGGAGTCGGCCCGGTACTGGATCGTCACGGACCTTCCCAAACTCCAGGCATTCCAGCCGGAGAGCTATGCCGGCCCTGTGGAGCAGGTCGACGCCTTTGACGCCCTCTGGTCCTCGGCCAAACACGGCCTCCAGTACTTCGGCCGCTATGCCTTGATCAAGGTGCTGGAAACGCTGCAGCAGGGTGGCGTGGTGGATGCCCCGGCCTACGACATTCGGCCCGATGGCGGTTGGAGCCCCCGCGCGACCCTGGCCCTGCTGTTCCCCGACCACGAAGCGGCGCTGAACGGCTCGAATTCCCCAGACGATCTGGCCGTGGCTCGCGCTGCCACGGATGCCACCATCGTCGATCTTCAGGCGCACACCGGCCGCCCGGTGTCTTACTTCGAGACCGAGGTGCTGCTCTGCAACTACAAGCAAGCCGTGGAGCGCAAGTATCCTGGGCGACCCCAGGACACGGACCTGGGCTACTATCACAAGGTGAAGGAGTACTGGCGCGCGGTGCCGTTCCCCTTCCTTCGCTACCGGCACGCCCTGTTCCCGGCGGCGGTGCTTGGTGAACGGCAAGGCTGGACCGGACCGCGGGAGGAGTTGGGAGAGACGTTCCAGAAGTTCCAGTACTTCTGGAGCGATTTGCTCTTCGACTACGCGATGACGCAGGATCTGGCCTTCCCCGTCCCACGGCCGACTGTGCCCGATAATCTTCGAACCGCATGAAGCTCTACGAGATCCATCCGCAGCTGTTCCTCAGCGCGCTCTTCGTGGATGACGACCGGCGGATCCAGATCCTGGAGCGCCACGGGATCTCCGTGGTCCTCTGCACCCTGGCCCACGTGACGGATCCGGTCCTGGCGGAGGCCCCTGGCTTCACCTACTACCACTGGCCCGTGCCCGACGGGCACACCGTGCCGATCAAGCGGTACGAGGCGGGCGCCACCTTGCTGCTCCGACACATTCACCAGGGCGAGAAGGTGCTCGTTCACTGCTACGCCGGGCGCAACCGCTCCGGGTTGACGGCCGCGCTCACGCTTCGCCGGCTGCTCGGCTGTAGTGGCGCCGACGCTCTGGCGCGGGTCCGCACCGTGCGGCCGCAGGCGTGCGTCAACCCGGCCTTTGAACTTCTCCTCACACGGCTCCCGGCCGTACCATAAGGGCCACATGCGTATTGTCCAACCGATGGGCAACAACGGCGCTGGAAAGACCACGTTGTTCCAGCAGCTGACCTGGAGTGACCCCGCCGCGTATCTCGAACATCATCAGGATGCCCAGGGTTCCGCGGTGTTCACCGTGGTCCCGGCCTACCAGACGGTCCTGCTCGGGGACTATCTGCGGAACGCCGATCAGGCCGGGCTGGATCTGATTCGACCGAATAGCAAGCAGCACATTCTCGCGGCGCTGGATACGATGATTCCGCTGGCTGAGCAGCTGGGCTACGCCACCGTGGGATGGGAAGGCGTGGTCATCATGACCCGGCAATACCACAACGTGGAGCTGAAGGCCCGAGGGTTGGACCCGATCTACCTGTTCCTGGATGTTGACGAGGATGAATGCCGACGGCGGCTGTGGGACCGGTCCGGTGACTACGAGCGGGACTGGTCGCGCCTGAAGGATCGGGACAAAGAGGTGCGCCGTCTGGTGGCGTGGCTGCGGAATGAGGGCGCCACGGTGGTCGACCTGGGGCCGGACTGGCGCCACAATCAGAAGCAGTTCCGACGGCTGCTCGCCGCCCGCGAGCCGGTCGATGCGGAGGATGATCGACGGTGCGTCCTGATCAGCGGCGCCCATGCTTCGGGGAAGACCACGCTCTTCCAGTGGGCGCGAGTCTACGTGGGCGACAAGCCGGGATACGTGTGGCATCAGGAGAGTCAAGGCTCTCCGGATTTCCATGATTGGGTGCGCGAGCACGGCCTCAAACGCCAGAACACGAACACGCCCTGCACCGCACCCCCGGCCATCGCCCAGGCGTTCCTCCAGGACCAATGGGCCGACCCCGCGATCCACACGCTGGTGCTGGAGGGCACCCGGGTCTACAGCACGGTGTTCCGCTGTGCCTTTGCCGGTATCGACGCCCGCCGCGCCCTGTGGACGCTGAACCTGCTGCAAACGCCGGAATGGGGTCGGTGGCACATCTACCAGCGGTGCCTGGCCAAGAACAAGGCGTACCGGGCCGACTTCTGGGGCTCGCGGGAAGCGGAGCATCTGTTCGCCCGTCGGTATATCAACGCCATCGCGAATTTCCGTCCCCAGATGGCGACCGCCGGGGTCCCCTTGGGTCCTCATCACGAAATCTGGATCGAGGACTACGACGCCACCTTCCCGGCGATGCAAGCCTGGGCCGCCACCGCGCTCCGCGTGTCCCCGCCCGATTCCCCTCGCTAATCCCCGCTATCCTTCCGCCGCTATCCACCCGGCTGCGGTAGCCCGCGGTCGGCCGGGCCGCGTATCCTGTGGCCATGAAAGTGCCTCGCCCGCCTTTCCAGTCCCGGCACACGCCTAAGAACCCCGGCATGCACTACAAGGGGTTCGCGCTGTGGGTCAAGGGCAACTCCTACCACACGATTGCCAAGCAGCTTGGCACCACGGAGATGACCGTCAAGCGCTGGTCGCTCCAGGAAGGCTGGCGGCAGCTGGCCGCGCACGTGCTGCCCCAAATCAAATCAGAGATGGTCGAACAGGCCGCCCGCGATATTGCTGCGGTGAAGATCGAGCAAGCCGCCGACGCCCGGGAGATGCGGCTCAAGATCATGTCGGTGCTGGATGGCTACCGCACCAAGATCCTGGTGTCCGCTGAGGGAGAGCAGACCGAGGTGTGGCAGGACCCGAGCCCCGGGGACCTCCGGATGCTGGCCTCCGCGCTCCGGGAAGTCAGTGACCTGGAACTGGAGCGCCTAGGGGAACAGGCTCCTCGTGACGGCCGGTACGACGGCCGGGACCTGCCGTTTATCGGCGCCATGCTGGAGAAGATCTGGAGTCGTAAGGTGGCGGGCGAGCTCCCCCCGGGGCAACGCTCGCAGAGTCCCGTGATCCACGACCTCGCCGGGACGCCCCGCCCCACTCCTCTGGTTGATATCGATGACGATGAATCGCCTGGAAACTGACCTGGAGGTCGCGTTCGCCCACTGGGTGGATCACCCAGTCCACATGGTGGAGGACGTGTTCCAGGGGACTCCGGACCCGTGGCAGTGTGACGCGCTGGATGCTCTCGTCGAGGAGGACAACGTCGCTGTCCGAGCCTGCCATGGGGTCGGCAAGACGGCGCTGATTGCCTGGGCCGTGGATTGGTTCCTGGCCACCCGTCCCTTCTCGAAGATCCCGATCACGGCGCCGACCTTCAACAAGCAGGTTCGAGACGTTCTGTTCGCCGAGATCCACAAGTGGTGGCGCATCGCGTGTATCAATGCCCCATGGCTCCAGTCCCTGTTCGATCTGCACCCCACGCGGATGACGAGCAAGCGATATCCCAAGGAGTGGTTCGCGGTCGGCATCGCCTCCAATCAGCCGATCATGGTGGAAGGCTACCATGCTCCGCATCTGATGGCGGTGTTCGACGAAGCGAAGGGGATCAAGCGCGGCACGTGGGAGTCCATTCACGGCATGCGCACGACGCAGGCGGCTAAGCTGCTCGCCTGCTCCACCCCCGGCGCTCCGCTCGGCGAGTTCTTCAAAGTGTGTACGGAGTACCGCTCCACCTGGCGCCGCGTGTTCGTGATCCATCCCTTCTGGCTCAAGGACACCTTGATGCGTCCGGAGGCCGCGCCGGGCGCCAAAGGCGGCACCTACTACAGCAAGCGCGTGCGCCGCGATTGGGTGGAAGAGCGCGGCGCGGAGTGGGGGACGGACAGTCCGGTCTACATCGCCAAGGTGATCGGCGACTTCCCCGATATCGAAGGCGACGTCCTGATCCCCTATCGGTGGCTGGCGGCCGCCGAGGATCTGGAAGACGGAGCGCCCGGGCCGACCTGGGTCTCGTGTGACGTGGCCCGGTACGGCCGGGATCGCACGGTCTTCATGGTCGGCACGGGCGGGACGATCTTCCATTCCGAGACGGTGGCCCGTACGCCGAGTGAGACCACCGTGCAGGAACTCCAGTCCTACGGCATTGGGGACGACCCGAAGGCTCCGCGCTACCGGGCCGTGGATGTGACGGCAGAGATCGTGATTCGGCTTGTGCGGCAGTACGAGGCTTCCGGGGCCATCGTCGATGACACCGGCCTCGGCGGCGGGGTGACCGACATTCTGCGGGGCCGGGGGGTCAAGGTGGTCGGGATCAACTTCGGTGCCTCTCCGACCGACAAGCCGAAATCGCCTGAGGCGCGCGCCTACCGGCTGCGCCGCTTTCAGGTTGAGTCGCACTTCCGCAACCTGAAGGCCCAGCTCGGCCTGGCGCTCCGCGCCGGGTTCGAGCAAGGGATGATTGCCCTCGGCCGTCTGCCGCACCATATCACGGACCCGCTCATCGCCCAGTGCAGCCTGGTGCGCCAGGACATCGACACCACGGGCCGAATCTTCCTCGTGGATCCAGACGAGGTCCAGGATGAATCTCTCCCGGGCACCGAGGACGTGGAAGGCAAGCGCAGCCCGGACCACTTCCATGCGCTGATGCTGCTGTGGGCCGCCACGGGAACAGCGATCACGCACTCTAACCCGAAGGCGGGGCAGGCCGTGGGCACCGGCACGCTGCCGGCCTCGGTCATTCGCGCGGGGCGGCGGCATGCTCTCGGAGCCATTGTGCCGACGGACACTCGACCGCAGCCCCGTGCCGGCTCGGTGGGCGCGACGCAGAAGGACCACCTGAAGACCTTCTGGAGAGGACCTCGACGATGAGTACGCCGCGTGTGGGCACCCCGAACGGCGCGAAGAAGCCAAAGAAGCGCCGGGTCGCTCCGGCGGCCGGCTGGGTCACCAAGGACTTCCGTTACGACCCAGCGCATGGCTTCCGAGAAGAGGACCGCTGGATCAAGACGGATGAGTATCTCAAGCGGTTCAACGTCAAGGCCGACACTCCGGCCGCCCTGGAGGCGACCATGCTGGCGCCGGTGCAAGAGGGCCGCCTCCAGTATCGGCTACGTCCGTATCGGGTGACGTCTCTGGAAGGCCTCCGTCGCTTCTACGATTCGGATCTGGGGAAGAGCAAACGGTTGCTGGAAGCGCATGGGAACCCCTTCGACGTCGGCGATCCGGAGATGGGCAGCCAGGCGATGCGGCTGATCAATCAGAACGAGTTCATCCCGCTGCTCGGCGGGCCGTACTACAAGCAGCTCTACCAGTACGACTACCTGCTGATGCACGGCCAGTGTTTCCAGATGTCGAACCATTCGGCGCTGGCGGCAGCTGCCATCAAGATCCTCACGCGCTTCGTGATCGGGCGTGGCCTGACGTTCACGATCAAGGACGAGCAGTGCCGGACGGTGTGGAACGAGTTCTGGGATCGGAACGACATGAAGAACAAGGCTCGCCAGGAGGCGCGCGATATTTCCTGGCAGGGCGAGCTGATGCTGCGCTTCTACGAACGGAAGGCGGGCTACCTGACCATGATTCCCGTGGATGCCTCCTCGTGCTGGGAGGTGGTCACGGATCCCGAGTACGTGGACCAGGTGTACTACTATCACTTCCAGTGGCCTGCCCCGTACCAGACCTGGGTATCCGGCTCGATCCCAATCACCCAGTACTTCATCCAGCAGGTGCCCCCGACCAACATCCAGCACATCAAGCTGAACATCAGCGCGCAGGAGCGCCGGGGCCGGTCCGATTTGCTCCCGGTGCTGCCGTGGATCAAACGGTTCGACGACTTCTATGACGGACAGACCATGAAGGCGATTCTGGAGGCGAACCTGGTCTGGAAGCTGAAGATCCTCGGCGACGATGCCGACATCGAAGCGATCATGAACGATCCTCGCCTCACCACCCTGCCGCCTCCGGGCGGGGTATGGGCTGAGAACGAAGCGGTGAACCTGGAGCCCTTGGCGGCCTCTCTCACCTCCAGCCGAGGTTCCACGGGCATCGGCCAGCAGTTGGCCAACATCGTCTTCGCCGGACTCAACCTCCCCGGCGACTACGCGAACATCGAGAACGGCGGGGCCGCGCGGGCCACGGCGCTGGTCCGCACAGATCCGTCGACCAAGACGTTTGAGGATCGCCAGCAGATCCTGCGGGAGTCCTTCGAGAACGTGTACGACCGGGTGATGGAGGCCGCCCTGCGTGAGAAGCGGATCACGCCGAAGGCCGCGGCGAGTGAGCCGGAGGTCGGAAAAGGGGATCCAGACAATCCGCGCTCGATTGCCCATCGCATCGGCTCCCCCGGCACAGGCCGGATGCGGCCGACGCTCTCGATTCCGGAACGCACGGTGACGAAAGGGATGACGGCGCTGCGATGAGGCCTCGCCCGTTGAAAGAGACGGCGCTGGTGCCCTATCAGGGGTACGCGCCGGTGCTGGAGAGCGAGCGGGTGGCCCCATGGGCGCCGCTTCCACTGTCGGAGACTCGGGAGGTCCTGCTGGAACATCCAGAGATGCAGCTTGAGATCGGCTTCCCTGAAGTCTTCGAGGAAGATCGGACTGCGATGCTCACGGATCTGCAGAACGCGCATGCCGCCAAGGTGATTACGCACAAGATGATGGCGGAGAAGTCGGCGCAGGAGCTGGATCTCGACAACTACAACTATGACCAGATGCAGCAGGAGCTGACCAAGGAGCAGGACAATCCACTTCTCACGCCGCCGACTCCCGGCGAAGGGGATCCCTTGGCCTCGCTGCTCGGTGGCCAGCCGCCCGCTGGGGGTGGCGGTGGCCCCCGCCCACCGGGGGGTTTGCCGGCGAAGCCGCCAGGAGGCGGCCCGGGCGTCCAGAAACCGCAGTTTCCTCCGGGTGGGGCGCCGCGCGCGGCCACCATCAAGCCGAAGATGCCGGTGCCGGGGACGCCCAAGCGGACGGCGCTCAGCAACGACTCATCTGTTGCGTTCCGAAAGCAGCAACGGACCTGATGCATGACTCCCGTGGCCTCGCCTCCACCCAACGGGATGTCCGTGTCCCATCCGCTCGTTGGGTCGCTGACGATCACGGGAAGGGACCTGATGCTGGCGGTCGTGATGCTGGTGGTCGGAGCGGCGGCGATCGTGGTCCAGGTGATCACGATGCAGGCGTTCCGCACGACGGTCGCGCAGGGAATCGAGCATGTTGCCGATTCCCTGGAGGTCGGCCGACGCGATCGCGACGTGATTATCTCACTCCTGCGGGCCAAGACCTGCGCCGAGGCGCTCGCGATCGAGGAGCCCGATCCCCCGCCCAAGCTGCGCTCTGGAACGGGCGCGCGTTCGTACGTGCCGAGTTCAGACGAGCTTCGCTCGGGCCACAAGCGAGGGTCCGAGTGATGAAGGAGGAACACCATGGCACTGGGCCCGATTACTGGGACGATCTTGGGACTCGTGTTGCTGGCGATCGTGATCTCGATCGTCGTGAAGGTCGCTCAAGCCTGGGGCTGGCTGGATGCCGACCTGGCGGGGAAGTTGCTCTGGGGCACCGGCGTGGTGATTGTGATCATCTTGGTGATCTTGATCTTCAAGATGCTCTTCGGCAACGCCTCAGGGATTCGCTTACCGTAGGCCAGGAGGCACGACCCTGAATGGACGCCCGCCTGCGCCAGTCGCTTCAGGCGCAGGCGGACCGCGTCGCTGATTACCTGAATCTGCGCGTCGCCTCCGACACCCTCGATCTGGCGCGGCTGTACCGCACTTCCCGCGATGCGCTCGTCCTGCGCGTGCGCGACATCTATGACTCGCTTCTGTGGGACGATCCCACCCTGGTCACGGCCCGGGCGACCGGCGCGCTGGATGCGCTGGAAGGCGTGATCAACGAGACGATCGAGGACCTCGCGACTCAGGTGGGGCGCACGTCGGTCGATCGGATCGCCACCATGATCGACATGCAGCCCACGGTGGTCAACCGCCTGGTGGGCACCCGGCTGTTCGGCCCGAAGTCGGTGGTCTCGGCCATGGAGCCGAGTGCGAACACGGTGCTTGCCGACCTGACCACGTCGGTCACGGGCGGGGGCACCTACTTCGATCGCCTCATGCATGGTTCGACGGAACTGCGGCAGAATCTCAGCCGCAACATCCAGTCCGGATTGCTGAACGGGTCCACCTTCGACCAGGTCCGCGCCAAGCTGATGAAATCCTTCGGCGTGGACAAGCTGGTGGAGCCCCAGGGTCCGGCGTACGGGGCCGTGAAGCACTACACGAACGCCGCCCGGCAGCAGTGGAATCGGTTCATGGCCAAGGCCGCGGAGGACCTGGACGGCGTGGAGGTGTGGTGGGCCATCCTGGATGGTCCGCTGTCCCGGACCACGACCCCCGGCTGTGCGGCCCGCCATGGGCGCACGATCGATGCGCTTGGCGAGACACCCCCGATACACATAAATTGTGAGCTTCCTGGATCGATGGTGCAGGGCGAGTTCACGGCAGCGTTTCGGATGCCCTACTCAGGCCCGGCGGTGGAACTGAAGACCCGACGGGGTTATACGCTGACCGTCACCGCGCAGCACCCGATACTGACGCTGTACGGGATGCTGCCCGCAGGTGTCGTGCAGAAAGGCCACTACCTCCTGACTTATGCGGGACGACGAGAAGAACACGCGCGGCGTTTTGCTCCATTTGTTGCCTCGATCACACCACCAGATGAACAGCACGTTCCACTGCCCATTGAGCAGGTCTTTGAGGCGCTGATGCATCGCCGTGTGGTGTCGATTTCCGGACAGCGCGTAGACTTCGATGGCGACGCGGTATTCCGGCAAGGCGATGTCGATGTTGCGGGTTCCCCACGCATACTGTTCGACGACCTTGGTGATCCCTGCCTGACGCAAGGCCAGCGCAATTCGTTGCTCGAAGCGCCCTTGCTTGTTTCGGCTGTCCATCAGTGCGTGGGCGACTCGCGTGCGATGTCGCCAGGAGTTCTTTTTCCCGCGTCGCGCCGCGTGCATGCTCTCGACGATGCCCTGCGTGTTCCGTTCGAGCTGCCATCGGATCTTTGCCGAGTCGCTCCAGCTACGGATCTGGACACCGCGTTGCTTGAAACGCTCCAGCAGCGTCGTGCGCGAGACGCCCGCTTTGCCGGCCAACTTGCCCGGCGGTATGCCGCGCTGGTACAGCCGGATGAGGTGGTGCATGTTCGCCACTTTCAGTATGCGGGGCATGTGTACGACCTCCAATCGCAGAATACGTTTATTATAACTGATTTCGGCGCGATTACAAGCAACTGCAGGTGCACTGTGGCCGTGATGCCGGAGGATACTGACCTCAGCGAGTTCCAGGCGGATGCGGACGCCTGGCTCAAGGACCACGGCTACACGCGGAAGGATGCGCTGGCGCGTGAAGCCTGGGCCGAAGAGGACCACCCGCGGGATGAATCCGGGAAGTTTGCTGACAAGGGGACGGGCGGGCACGGTGACGACTTCGAATACTGGAACGTCTCGGGCTCACCTCTCGGGGGAGTCCCGCAGGGGGACTGGAAGAAGCCGAAGAATCCGAAGAGCAAGTCCTCATCGGCCAACTTCCGGATTGCGCATGCGCCGGGACTCTCGTCCGAGAAGGCCGAGAAGGGCACCAAGATCGTGCGCGAGGTGCTCGCGGCGCTGCCGAGAATGCACCTGGCGCTGTTGAAGAAGGAGGGCTTCCGGGGCTTCACGATCCACGGGAACACCAATCGGCAGGGAGAGAGATCGAACGGCACGTACTATCCCCAGACTCGGGAAGTCGATATCACAATGCGAGACGATGCCACCCATTCCGTCCATGCGACCGTGGCGCATGAGATTGGACACGCGGTCGATTACGCGATGCGCGGAGGGTTGACATCGTATCAGCTGTCGCTCGCGGGGCTGTTGTCCAAAATGCCAATCGCAGGTGAATTCGTCCAGACGTTGACGAAGTACGGGACGAAGGACCTGGAGGAACGCTTCGCCGAAGCCTATGCCATGTACGCCTCGCCGCAGGGGCGCGAACTTATGAAGGTGCGCGCGCCAGAGACGCATGCACGGATGCAGCGCCTCTTCGAGTCAAAAGATCCGACGATCGACGATCTGAAACCGAAGAAGTCGAAGCGGTCGAGGTCGGTCACAGCCACCGAAGTGTGGCAGGAAGAGGACCATCCCCGTGATGACTCCGGGAAGTTCACCGACTCGGGGAGCGGGGGTGGCGGTGGGGACAGGGACTGGAGCTCGAACGCGCCCTTCGGCGGCTTCGAACACTGGAGCGTCTCGGATTCCTCATTAGGCGGAGTTCCGAAAGGAGACTGGAAGAAGTCGAGGAACACCGTGGCCCACGACTTTCGAATTGCTACGGCGTCCGACGTCACGTCTGAGGAGGCGGCGAAGGGGACTAAGATCGTGCGCGAGGTGCTCGCCGCACTTCCGTGGACGCACCTGGCGCTGTTGAAGGCGCGGGGATTTCGCGGATTCACGATCCAGGATGAGTACGATCGGCAAGGCGTGCCGGCAAACGGCGCGTATTTCTCGCGGACGCGTGACATCGATATTATGATGAAGGGCACTGGTCGCCATTCAATCCATGCGACCGTGGTCCATGAGCTCGGCCACGCGCTGGACCATGCTCTGCGTACATTCCCCAACGCCCTGAGCGCAGGTGATTTTGTCCAGCCGTTGACGAAGTACGGAACGACGAGTCTGGGGGAACGCTTCGCCGAAGCGTATGCCATGTACGCGAGTCCCCGAGGCCGCGCGCTGATGAAGAAGCGCGCGCCGGAGACGCACGCGCGGATGCAGCGGCTCTTCGAGTCGAAAGATCCGTCAATCGACGACCTGCGTGGCACGCAGGCGACGAAGACGAAACGGTCAAAGTCGGTCACGGCGACGGAGGTGTGGCAGGAAGAGGACCATCCGCGAGACGACGCAGGAAAGTTCACCGACTCGGGGAGTGGAGGCGGCGGTGGGGACGGGGTCGCCGACCGGGCGATGCCGACCCTGTGGGACGTGCTGCCGTCCCCGCCGAAAGACGATCTGCCGGGGTGGATCACCACCACCTATGCCTCCGATCCGTCCGGCGACTGGGCCCCGGCCCGGGACGACCCGGCGATGACCGCCTATGTCAAGTCGATCCCGGTGACCTCGGAGGCGGGGCGCGAAGGGGACCGGCACAAAGAGGCCATCCGCGACGTGATCGCCTCCCTCCCGGCAGCGCATGTCCGCCTGCTCCAACGGATCGGGTTCCAGGGCGTGACGATCCGGCAGACCCTGAATCGGGAGGGCCGGTCCTCGCGGGGCACCTGGTACCCTTCGAAGAAGGACGTGGACGTGGTCCTCGATCCGATCAAGGATACCGGGGCGTCGCTCGCCGGGGTGCTGGCGCACGAGCTGGGGCACGCCATTGACCAGGCCCTGGGCTTCCAGCATGCGGAGAAGGAGATCCCCGACCTCGCGCCCGTGTCCCGCTACGGGGCCACCTCGCGGCTCGAAGGCTTCGCCGAGGCGTACGCCATGTATGCCTCGCCATTCGGGCGGGAGGTGATGCAGGAGCGGCACCCGAAGGTCTACGCGCAGATGGACCGACTGTTCAAGGCGGAGCAGCCGTCCCTCTACGACCTCGGCGCGCGCCGCCCCGGCTGGCTGAAGACGGTCGAGGCGTATGATCCAAGCCAGCCGCGCGATGAATCAGGGAAGTGGTCCAGTCAGGGCCGAGGACCCAGCCGGAAGGCGACCCAGTGGGAGACGGCGAACGCGCCCCCGCCGTCAGGCCCGTGGACCCCGGCCGGGGCCAAGCGGGCGGCGAAGATCCGGGTCACGGACACGGTGGCGATCCCCAAGAGTCTACGGGCGCGCGAGCGCCTGACGCCCGCGGAGAAGGCGCGAGGCCACCAAGCGATTCAGACCGTGCTCACGCGGTTGCCGGCGTCCCATCTCGCCCTGCTGGCCAAGCACAACTTTTCGATCCAGCTGCGGGCGACGCGCAACCGGATCGGGCTGTACCAAGACCAGGGCACCGCGATCTCCTCGGGGAAGCGCGGCAGCGTGGATCTCATGATCCGCAACATCGAGAAGGGACATGGCTCGGTGTATGCGGTGCTCACCCACGAGCTGGCGCATGCGATCGACTTTGCGATCGGCTATGAGCAGGCCGCCGCGCCAACGACGGGGAAGCCCACGATCAAGCGGATGCCCGCGGTCACGCGCTATGGGCAGGGGGATGCGGGCGAGGCCTTTGCCGAAGCCTATGCGATGTATGCCAGCCCGACGGGCCGGGTGCGCCTGCAGCACCGGGACCCCGAGACGTACCGGCGCATGCGGTCGCTGTTCACCTCCCCGGCCCCATCGCTGAAGGACCTGTCCCCATCCAGAAAGGACTGAGAGACATGACGCCACGGGTGCTCAAGATGCAGCAGTCCCCGGTCCCCGGCGAGTTCAAGGACTGTGGCACGGTGCTCATCAAGGCCGACGGGTCCTTCGAAGGGAAGGGCACGCCGGAGCCGTTGAACAAGCTGCTGACTGGCCTGACGCCTCGGAAGTTCTTCGATGGCCCGGTGGTGCCCAAGGACGACCCGAAGTATGCCGAGGCGGCGGCCGACGAGATCGAGCGGGCCTCCAACTGGTACTACTCGGTGAAGGACATTGTCAACGCCTGAGATCCTCGTCCCCGTCCTCGGGCGCGGGTGGGTGCCCGAGCGGCTGCTGGAAGCCGAGCCGCCGCGGCACCGCTTCCCCGCGGCGGTGACGGTGGCCTGGCCCCAGCTGCGGAGTCTGTTGGTGCCTGCCGCGCCTGCGACCCGACAATATGCGCTGGCGGTCCTCCCGCTGGCCGTGGCGCACGGGGTGGCCATGGGCTACCCGCTACCGGACCCCACGGAGTGGATTGTGAGCCCGCAGTGGCTCCAGGCAGCATCCCAAGCGATGGGCCAATACACCGGCGGCCCCGAGACCTTGGTGATAGCGCATATCCCCCGTGGCGACCCCCAGGTGACCCGCCGCGAGGTGCGGCTCATGCTTCGCCTGGACACCGGGGACGAGATCTTCACCCTGGACCCCCGGCTCGAAGAGGCCGCCTGGGATGAAGCCGACCATCCCCGGGATGAGAAGGGGCGATTCAGCGAGACCCTGGGCGACAAGCTAGCCTGGACGGCCGCCACGCCCAAGGAGCGGGCGGCGCTGACGGCGCGGCTGAACTTCGCGGTGAAGCATATTCCGGCGGAGATTATGGGACGCCTGGTGAACAAGCTGGACAAGTTCGACATCGTGGACGACATGGATCTCAGTGTGGATGGCGAGTGGATCGACGAGGATCGGACGATCCGGGTCTCGGCGGCCGAGATCCGGAAGCTGGGCCTGTCGAACCATGTCGCGCTGGAAAAGGTGATGCGGCACGAGGTGGGCCATGCGATCGACTTCTCGGGCACGGAAACCAACGGCATCGGCCTGCGACTGGGCCGCGACTTCGTGAAAGCCGAGGGCGAAGCGGTTTCCGACTACGCGAAGACCAATCGCGTGGAGCGCTTCGCCGAAGCCTTCGCCATGTACTTCTCGCTGCATGGTCTGCCAGGGAAGACGATGGCGACCAAGTACCCGAAAGCCTACAAGTTCTTCCACGATCGGTTCGGCCCGATCGCGACGTGAGGGGACCCATGATCTGGACGGCGTGCTTCGAGTGCCTGCGGATCGAGGACGAAAATCCGATGGAGCATCGCCCACCCCGGCCGATGCTGGCCCTCGCCTACGAGGCGGCATCTCCCGTGGCGGCGTTGACCGAGGCGCCGAAGCAGCTGCGCCAGTTCGTGATCACCGAGCACATCTGGCGTCTGGTCTCGCTGAGTAGTGCGGAATGATTATTCGCGCGGCCATGGTGGTGCCCGATGGAGATCGCGTCTGGGCGATTCAGCCGTCGGACAAGGACATCTGGGCACTCCCCGGCGGCCACGTGCATGCCCGGGAGAAGCCGGTGGACGCCGCCGTGCGGGAGATGCAGGAAGAGACCGGCGTCACCGCGGTGCCGGTCCGGTATCTGGGCGTGCTGTCTACCCCGCACCGCCGGACGCACGTGTTCCT